TGGTTAGAAGACTTCGATAAAATCATGACTCATATTAATAAGTCTAAGTCTTTACATACTAGAAAAAATAAAATTAATACAGTCGTAATTTATTTACAAGCTACATCATGTAAACAATCAATATTTAAAAAATATCAAGACGAAATAGTTAAATTAAGTCAAGAAATAATGAATAATTATAATGATAATACTAAAAATGAAAAACAGGCTCAAAACTGGATGAGCTTGAATGAGTTAATTGAATTTAAAAATAAATTATTATTAGAAGTACCTAAAAAAATTACTACTTATGAAGATTATAAAAAATTAATGAAATATTTAATCTTAGAAACTCATTTAGAATTACCTCTAAGAAATGATTTAGTCGATGCTCAATTATATGACGAAAAGAACTTTATGAAAATTGATGAAGTAAACACATCTAATTATTTAGTTCTTTCAACTAAAAAGGGTTATTTAATTTTAAATAATTATAAAACCTCAAATGTTTACGGGCGCAAAAAATTAGAATTAAGTCCAGAATTGTTTAAAATCTGGAGAAAATTTATGAAAATAATTTCAGAATTTACCCAAAATAATCATATTTTTATCAAAGAAGACAAAAATAAAATGACTAGAAATGATTATACTAAATTTTTTACAAATATTTTTAAACATTTGAATAAAAAAATAAGTTCAACGATGATAAGACACATAATTGTATCTGAAAAATTTCCCGTTAAACCTAAAGAGATGGAAGAACGTCAAGAATTAGCAAATATAATGGGACACTCAGTTAATGAGGCTCAACAAGTTTACGCAAAAGCCTAAAATTATTTTCCAGTTTTTGAAATTTATAAAATAATTAATTATTAATTTAGAAAATCAAGTTTTTTGAAATTATTTTCCAGTTTTTGAAATTTATAAAATAATTAATTATTAATTTATAAATTTAGAAAATCAAGTTTTTTGAAATTATTTTCCAGTTTTTGAAATTTATAAAATAATTAATTATTAATTTAGAAAATCAAGTTTTTTAAAATTATTTTCCAGTTTTTGAAATTTATAAAATAATTAATTATTAATTTATAAATTTAATTTATTTATAGAAAATTGTGTTTTTAATTTATTTTCTAAATCATTCATTGACTCAATTATAATTACGTTAGATGGTTTCATCTGGTCTTTTATTCTGAATTTATTTACTTCGGCTTCTTTATGAAGAGCTTCATCAGAATAAATTAATCCTACTTTTTCTTCCATCTCTTTTGAAAAAGCGTAAAAATATAAGTGATCATCATAAATCCCTAAAGCTTTTAATAATTCTAATGATTTTGAGACAATTACAATTCTATTTTTATAAACTTTTGACAAGTTAAAAAGATGAGTTCTTAAAATTGGGTAAGCTGTGTAATTTTCAACAACTGAGGGTTTTTTATTTACTTCATCGGCTGACTTTGGGGCGGTTAATTGATGATATAAGACATCAACATCAAAAAATAATATTTCGGAACTAGATAATTTTTCACATAATGAAGTACAACCTTTTAACAAAACAACGCCAAATAATTTTTTTTTCATTTTCCATTTTAAAAACTGATGACATAACCATGAGGTTAAGGCTCTACCCGGGCTTGATGATATAGCCGTGGCTAAAGAACTTATTGCATACACCTCCATATATAATTAAATTAGATAATAATTAAATTAAAATAAATTATTTTTTCCTAATAATGTCATAATTTGATTTAGCTTAGCTTTTTGACTTTCCAATTCTAATTGTAAATCATTTATTTTTTGAATATCAGCATCATTATGAACGCTTCTTGCGTCTTCATAAACTGATGACATATTTCCTGTCGCCGTTGAATATTCCATCGGCTTATATGGTGCGGCATTCGGGTCATAGTTTGGATTTGGATATCTGATGACCTCGTTCTTCATCTCGCCTGTCTCCTCATCTCGCCAAACCATTAATTCTTGGAAGAACTCAGGCTCCTCGTATGGTTTATAATGAAGATTATGTTTTGCGCAAAGTAAATGATAAATTATTGTGTCATCGTTCCCCCATCTTTTATATTGCTCGCCCTCTATTGTGTGTGTCAGTTTCTCTTCTCCGCCCCTCGTATGTAATTTATAAGTTATGAGGGCACTTTGACACGGAACAATACTTATATTTAATAATTCAATTTTCGCTCCTTCTATAGTTCCTAAAACTATCATTAACATTATTATATATTATTAGAAAAGATATTTTTTATAATACTTTTTTATGAGGTGGTTTGGAGTGTATATGATGAAGGTAGGTTAATAACTTCAATATCCATACTCATCTCTCGAATACCGCTAGTCCCGCTGAATGCTGTATATGTAGAGAGACCAATATGAGTAAGGTTAGCCGCCCCACCAAGATCGCAGGTTCTACAAAATGTCGAGTGAACGTGTTGCCATGGCGCAGTCCCGATTGGTTTGGCACTAATTATGCTAGTGCCGTTACACACCAACTGGCGGTAAATAGTTTGCCCCCTATTAAGAATATATGTTATTTCGAAATTTACTTGCATGTAACTCCCTGAACTATAACCATCTAAAGCACTTGCTATGCGTGATATGTTCTGATTGGTTTGAACGAGACATTCAATAGTTTTCAAACTACTAACCATAGGATTATCAGAGGCTAAGAAGTATATTACTGACGTTTCTCCAGTGGTATTTGATGCACTACTACTTGGAAACACGTGAAGATTATTAAAAATTAATAATGGATAATCCACGTTGCCCGCCACGAAATTAGCTGTTAATGTTCCTTTAACCTTTTTATTTACAAGATCGATAGCACTTCCTATATTAAAGTTAATTTTGGGCCACGCTGTTCCGCCGTTGTAATACCTAAACCCCCGTCTATCCGGTGATAGTGATAAAGCCATTCCGCCAGTACCATCGGGTGCGGCGGTTAAACCGGCTGATAAAGAATAAATTTGACGATGTTCTGTTGCTAATTCTCTACACTGAGCCTGACGAAAGTTTGATATATTTCCAACGGTTATAACTGATGCATCGTTGTTCATGGAACATGTATCCCAACTTACGTATGGAAAATTTGACGGTGTCTGATTCACTTGCGCGAATGTCATCCCGTAATTGCGTGATAAAAATATATTGCCATTAGAGCTACCGAATAACATGTATTGTCCATTATCGCTAATCGCACAACTTCTTGTATTCGCTATTGTTGTGTCTTCATAATTTGAACCATAATCACGTGAAACACGAGCGCTCGCTATGTCGGCGAACATTACATATCGTCCAGTCCCATCACAACATACTCTTTTTATTTGTCCTCCTAATGGTAATGATACACGAGTCCATGTCGCACCAAAGTCTGAACTACGATAAACACCGCCTGAACCAGTGTCAGCGCGAACTCCGCCGCTTGTTCCATCTACGCAAACAAACTGATATTGACCAGAACCAGACACGGCACATCCCAACGTTTGTCCAAGATTCGCCGAGAGATTTTGTGTTGTCCAAGTTGTTCCGTAGTTGCTAGATTTAAATATTCGTGCTAAGTTTGTATTCGGAGCACTTGCCTCCGTCATCAGCAAGTATTGCCCATCATAACTACAACGTATTTGGATAATCATCAGATTATTCGCTGCGAACTCTGTTGGAGCGGTAACTTGGGTAAGTAAACTGAAATTACCGTTAAAAATAGTGAAAATCTGGTTAAGAGCTACGCTTGACGCTGTTCTATTACATACCGCCCAAATACGATTACCTACTAATGTTCCACATACCGTAGCCCATTCACGCGAGACGCTTGAAGCTCGTGCATAATTGGTGCCAAAGTCGGTGGTATATAAAAGTGGAGCTGCTTGTTGTGCGTTGTTTCTAGTCGCATAGACTATTATATTTCCTGTGATTGTTGAATATGAATCAAAAAGACCAAGCACAAAGGGGGATGATTGTGGGTCTCCCGTAAAGGTTTGAGCGTGCCAAGATGGTTTTCGAAATGGAGCTGCTGCTCCTGCTGCTGTAATGCTTAGGTCGGTTATATTGGTGCTACCGCCACCAGAAACCGTGGAATTAATTGTCGCTGTTGTGCCGGCTAAAGATATGGAGATATTACTACCCGCGACCAGATTCTGAACGGGTGCTGAGTTTGCGATCGTGTAATTTCCTGCGTTATTGGTTACGCTGATATTTGTGCCTGCGGTGATTTCTTTTACCGTTGGGTTTTCAATGGTTGTATGGAGATGTGATATTGTGCCTTCGTTGAAGTATAAAATAATGTTATGACCTGCGAATCCGCCGCTTGGTTGAATAAAATAGATGTCCGTGGATAGCGTGGAGTAACTGAATGCCGAAATATCGTAAGGAGTTCCAATAGGATAGTCATATTCAATAAGAATCGGTGTTGCGCTTTGTGGGACTGTTTCGCGCACATTCGTGCCATCAAATAAATTCACACGGATAAACGCGGCGACGGATGCGGATGCCTCCAATCGGTAAGAACATAAATCGGTCGCTCCGCCTGCCGTGGTTTGCCTGATTGTTCCGTTCTGACAACTTAATGACATACGGATTTGTGAATGAAAATTCGGGGCGGCTGTTGTTTGGTCGTGTGAAAATGGGGACGCTTGAAAGGTTAAAGTCTGGTTAAGTGTATTACTATTGAATGTTTGACCATTAATAGAGGTGAGGATTGTCCATACATTATTAATAAGAGCTTCTAAACGACAAATTAATTGGGCTGTTTGTCCTACGGTTGGCTGAATATCAATTCCTGTAAAAACAACTCTGGGAAATACTACATTATATAAACCAGTTGGCGTCATAATTGGTGTCCCGTTCAATATAGATGAATATGAGGTAGTTACGGGTGATGAATATACCTTATTATAAAGAATATTATTAATTGGCGCGGTTGCTTGATACCATAACCGACCGTATATTTGTCCTACTTGGTTACCGTTCCATAAGACATATTGATTCAATTGTTGGACACCAGTAAGAATCGGGTTCGCTACTGTATTCATTACTTCTGTAACATAATCAGCAATATAATAGGCTGTGTTGGCTCCAATTGCTTGCGTAATTGTTCGCTGTGGTTGTGTGCTATATGTCGGGGTTATCGTCATTTCGGTTGGTGGGTTGGCGGGTGGTGAGATATTATTGGCAAGCGGAATAATATAGGTTATTCCACCTGATGTACCTCCACCGAAATTCACCTTTTGACCATTATACATCAGTTCATCATTGCTATTGAGATAAATCGATTTGGCGGTAGATCCAGTCCAATTGGATTGAAGTGTTAATGATGGCGTGTTTACGTTGTTATGATTTACTCGGGTGATAAGGGCGTTTGAACCGTTGGTGACTTTTAAGCCGTGTGTCAATTGATTATGATCTAATAACATTTTGCTCGTAGTATCGTATCCGGATGGCGCGTTGCTATTGCTTACCAGAATTTGACTAGTCGCTTGGTCGTTGAATATTGATAAAGCGTCGTGACATGTATTTTGAGTTCCAGAGTCTCCCATGCGGAAGCGGATTTTACCGCCAGTCGCACAATTAGTGATTCTCATTTGCGAGTTATTCGCACCACCAGCCAACGCCATCTCTACGTCATTGTTACTTATCTTAATATAATTACATTTATCACCCGCATCAGTTAGAGCCCAATTTATATTGGTGCTTGGTATATTATTATTACGGAGGAGTATTTCACCGTTAAATGTTTGAGACCTTATTCCACCGTTTAATGTTGTCTCACTTATGTCTCCTGTTGCTAAAAAAGTTTGAACTTTTGGGAATATTGTTATATCAACCGTAGGATCATATACTGTGTAACCTTTCATCTTAGGTGTCAAAGTTGTCTCAACGTCACCGTCCTTAGTGACTGTTCCTTTCATCGCCCATAGATTGGAAAAAACATAATTAGGTATTATTGATGTAAGAATTGCCGATGCAACCCATGCAGGTAATCCATTAGTAGGTATTAGGCTGATTAAATTACTCCATGTTAGAGCACTTGAGACGGTCAAATCTGTAAAACGTGCGTCTTCTAATAATATATTGCCCCTTAGTTGTAATTCAGTATTTCTGGTTACATCCCGTTTACCAATTTTAATAACTGTATTCGTTTGTCCTATTTCTGGCGTGTCTTCACTACCTATGAGAACTTGCGCACCTTTATTACCGATTTTAATATTAGGGCTTGATTGAATACCCATACCACCGACCCCCGTTATTTCGATCGTATCACTTCCTTGGATGCGATTTAGATGAGATGTGGTTGTGATCATACCATTTGCCGACGATAAAGTGATTTGATTATCTGTATAATTTCCTGGGGTTGCTTGGTTGGTGCTGTCGTTGATGCTTGTGATGGTATTCGCGCCGGTTGTAAAGTGTATGCGGCGTTTATCACGGTCGTTGATACTTACTTGAAGTTCACTAGCTATTTTTGGGGCGGTGTTATTACCTTGGACGCTGGTAATATACCGTGTCTTACCATCTAATATAGTATAATTTGATGATAGAGTATCTATGATGGTTTTTAGTTCTTGGTTCTTATTTTGATTATCGACGATCCATTCAGATGATAATCCCGTTGTGTTAAGATATTGTAAAACTAATTTAATTTCATCAATTTCCGATTGTTCTAGTTGATCTTCGGTAATTAATTCTGAAATATAATCTTTAAATTTTTTACCTTTAATAAATAATTCACCAGTTTCAATTATATTAAAGGTTGAAATTCCGGAATTGGTATTATTAGAAATTTTTGACATATATTATAATAATATATAAATTTATTTTATAATGTATATTAATGCTAAGTAAAAAATTTATAACTATTTCTAATTCTGATTCAGTTGGAGGAAATCCCGGGAACTTTAATATTAATTTTAATAATGATAATGTAACTAATGAAAGTAGTTCATTAACTAAATTAAAAAAATATATAAAACCGATTTCATTATCCATTGATTTATCATATTTTAATATTAGTGAAAATTTAAAAAATAATAGTTTCTCGATATCTAGTGGATCATTAACACCTAATGTTAATAAAGTAACTTTAGATGATGGTTTTTATAATGGTTCTAGTTTGGGCGATGCATTGCTTGCAAAATTAAACGCGGCTAATATAACATGGACCGGAGGTAATGCAATTGTATGGACTGGAACAACTTTCAACGCTAACGGAACATTAACTTTTAAATATGTAACAAACGCCCCCGCCGGTTCTCCTACTTTAACTATTAATAATAGATATAGCGAAAATGGTATTAATTATGATACTAGAAAAATATTCGGTTTTACTACTGATACCGCAGTAATACCATATGCATCTAAAACAAGAATTTCAGATGTCCCCATTGACTTAGTAATTTATAATAGTTTTTATATCCGCTCAAATATTGCTAAATCATTTTTTAAAATAAATAATGAAAGGTTATCAAATACCGATATTTTATTAATAGTTGATGTTGGTTCAAATATTGGCGGGACTTTATTGTGGCAAAATACTAATAATGATTATTATCAAGAAATCATAGATAATTGGGGGAACTTTAATTTAAGAATTACCGATAAAGATAATAATATAATACCTTTTTCACTTAATGCGGAGGTTAATTTTACATTCGCAATAGAAACCGAAATTTTATATCCAACAGTTGAACAAAAACAAAAAGGTAATATGGATTATTTAGGATTTAATTAAAAAATATTTAGAAATTTATATAAAGATTAATTTTCTAATATTATATAATGGAAACTAAAGTTTATAAACCTAAGATTGTAGTCAGTAAAAACGGTAAAGTATATGAATATGATTATAATAGATATAAAGATCACGCACAGGAACACATGCGCCAAACATATGTCGAAAATATCGATTCTAGAAAAGCCGATAATTTAAGGTTCAAAGAAAAAACTAGAACTTGTACCGCTTGCAATAAAACTATGAATTATTATTCATTATGTAATCATGTTAAATCTAAACAACATTTGGCACAAGTTGAAAAAATTAGGGTTGTCGATCAGTTTTTAAACTCTGATCAGTTTTTAGACTCTGATTCTGAAGAATGATTTTTAAATATTAATTATTAAAATTAATATTTAGAAATATTTAAAAAAATATCTAGAAAATTTTATTTATTAAAAATTAGAAAAAAAAATACTTAAAGAATTATTTTCTAATTTTAATTAATATAATGAATCCTATTTTTACTTTTATTGATCTCAATAAACTCTCTTTTTTTGCTTTCGGTGATAAAAAAGATGGCAAATATTCCGTGATTTCAGATAAGGCTACAGGCTGGAAAACTAGAGGCTTTTCTGAAAACTTTGGAATAATTTGTGATATACCAAAAGATAAAATTAAAGTTTATTTTATTAACATAGAAAAGAAATTTTTTGTCTTAGATACGGATACTAAAGAAGCTAATGATAATTTATTGAATTTTTTAGAAACAAATAAAATTAAATATTTTTCAACACCATCTTATAATAATTATTATAATGGTAAAACTTATAAAAATCATTATTGGTTTTCATATGATGATGACATCAGTGAATTATACAACATTAAAAAATATATTGGTATTTCCGATGGTCTTGATTTAATTACTGATGTTATATCAGAACCTATTTATAATAAATTACCCCAATACATTCCAAAGGCTACCGATTTATTAATAAAAACTTATTTTCAGCCTAAACAATTAATTGAACAATATGAAATAGTTGATAGTGTTGATAAAGTTGATAATAATAATTACACTATTGATTATCATACCGATCTTATGAAATTTGCCGATGATAAATATAAATTAAATTATAATTTTTGGATTAATTTTTTATGCGCTTGTAAAAATGAAAATAATAAAGATGGTTTATATTTTGATTTATTTGTTGATTATAGTAGATGCGATAAATATAAAAGTTTGACAACTTCAGATTATCGTAAAATTTGGAATAACTTTAAATTAGCCGATAATAAACGGTTTACATTTGCTTCTATTGCTAAAGAAATTTCAGAAGAGAAACCGGAAGAATATAAAAATTTAAGGATTAAATATTTCCCTAAAGAAGTTGAAAGAATCAATAAACTAAATAATAACAAATTATTAGACAAAGAAGAACAAAATAAAATGATTCAAGAAAAATATTTAGAAATTAAATCAGAAGTAGAAAAAGAATATTTTAAAGTTGTTCATAATGCATGCTTTTTTAAGTGTGATAATGGTAATTTAATACCTTATACAAAAAGGGATATAGATTTTATTTTTGAAAATAAAAGAATAACTGAAAAAATTACTTTTACTAAAATGTGGTACAAAGATCCAGAGATTAGAACTTATGATAATATCGATTTTATCCCTAATCTTGATAAATGTCCTAAAAATATTTTTAATAAATTTATCGGTTTTAAATATGATAATAAAATTAATAAGGATGAAATAAATGAAGATAAAATTAAATTTATATTAGATTTTATTAAATATGTATGTAATAACGATGAAACTTATTATAATTGTATTCTAGATTGGATTAGCTCAATTATTCAAAAACCATATATTAAAACTAAAGTAGCGCCTATTTTATATTCTGATACAAATGGCGTAGGTAAAAACACTATAACAAATATGATTTCTAAATTATTAGATAATTATTCAACTTCTATTTCAAAAATTGACGATCTAATGAATAATTTTAATTATAGTTTATGTTTTAAATTATTGGTTGTTGGCGATGAAATCACAGCTAATGCTAAAAATATGGCGGATTGTATTAAAAATGTAATTACACAAGATAAAATGAAATGCGAGAAAAAAGGCTTAGATAGTTTTGATATTAATGATTATACTAATTATATATTTACATCTAATAATGAATTTTGTTTTAAAATTGATAAAACTGACAGACGTTTCATACCTATTCAATGTAATGAAGTTTTAAGGGATAAAAAAGATTATGATCATTTTTATAATTTATTAGATGATAATGATATATTATATAATTTACATTCATTTTTTAAATATAGAACAATATTAAAAGAACCAAAACAATATGCATTAATGGAAAATGAATTTAAGAATAAATATATCAATCATAATATGCCAGCTTATTTAAAAATGGTTTATGACGAATATGAAATTTTTGCGGGAGAAAAATGGACCGCTTTTGAAATTAAAAATAAATTTTTAGATTATGCAAAGAAAACTCATAAAACTAATAATTTTTCAGCGGATAAAGTAGCAAAAGATTTTAAGAAAGAATTTGAACAATATTATAAAAAAGATTCAAAAGGAAATAGATACTATCAATTCCCTGAAGTTGAAATCTTTGCTAAAGAACTAGATGCTAAAAGATCCGGATTAGTATTTATATTATAATATTCATATAAGTTATTATTAATTTATATAAATATACACAAACTAAAATGAATAAGGTGGTCACGGCGGGTTATATAAAAATTACCTGCCGTAAAAATATAGGCTACTTATTCATTTTTTTTTCAGTCTTTTTTTTAAAATTGAATAAGATAGCAAAAACGGCACGTATTAGCCAAAATCCGGGATAGTGTTCTCGTAAAAACACTATTACATGATTTCTTAAAAAACGGAAATCATGTAAATACGATTTTACACTAATTTGGGGTTTTACCTGCCGTACCTGCCGTTTTTATTAGCTTATTCAATTTTACCTGCCGTAAACCTGCCGTAGACCTGCCGTGACCTGCCGTGACCGGCTTATTCATTTTATTATATATAAATTATATATAATATAATAAGTAATATATAAGTAATATATAAATAATATAATAAAATAAAGAATAATTAGATGATAAACCATATAATATTAATATATATTTCTTACGGCAGGTCCACGGCAGGTCCACGGCAGGTCCACGGCAGGTCCACGGCAGGTCCACGGCAGGTTAAAAAAAACAACTCGATGTTTAATATTCATATAAGTTATAATTAGAAATTATATAAAGATTAATTTTCTATATTTTATAATAATGAATAATAAAAGATTTTATGAATTTACAAAATATAAAAAAATATATTCACAAACCTATTGGGGGAATTATCCTTATATTGATGTAAATAAAATCGCTTTAGATTCTGTATTAGATAATAGAAATAATTTTATAGAAGAATTTAATATTAAAAAAGTTAAAAATAGAAGTGAATTACCTGCAAGAATTCAAAAAAAAAACATTTTTATTTATGATAGTAATTTATTAATATTACAAAAACATAGGGAAATATATTTATTAGATAATAAAAAATATCTTATTTTAATTTCACCTTATAATGTTTCGGAAACCGAAAATGAAAAATTATTATCATTAGGATTTAATAAAATGAATAAGACATTATGGTGTGATACAACAACATATTTTATTATTTTATAAAAATATCTAGTTTTTTCTAATATTATTATAAAGAAATAATTTCTATTATATATTAATGTACAGTTATTATTACGATCTTACAGCTTACCCCAAAATATATAAATCAACTTATTGGGGTACTTTTAAATTATACGAGGAAAAGCCAGATGAACGATTAAATAAAATTATTGAAAATAGGAATAATTTTATAAAAGAATTTAATATTAAATGTTATGAAAAGAAGTTACCGAAATACATGTTAATGAGATGTGAAAAAATTATTAATATTGGGGATCATGTTGAGAAATACAAGACAAATGATAATAAGCTAATAATACTAAATAGTCCTTATGAACCATCAGAAAAAGAACATCAACATTTTTTAAAATTGGGTTACATTGAAGTACAACCATTATATAATCATTTCGCTAAAACATATTTATTTATAATCGATATTTTTACTAGTCCAAAAATGTGTAGTCTACAAAAAAAAACAGATATTGAACCAGTTAAAATAGTTAAACCAGAAATTAAAACTTTGGTAGATTTTCCGTGTTTTTAAATTTATTTATAAATTAAAATCTAAAAATAATATATGCCGTTTACAAAACAATTAAAAAAATTAGATATTGACCCAGAAGAATATCTAAAAGCCGCCAAACAACGCGCAAAAAATGCCGGTTTAGATCCAAATAAATTAAAATTTTCTAATAATCCAAAAAAAAAACTAGAATATGAGGGCGTTAAATTTGGTGCTTATGGTTATAATGATTATATAATTTATAAATTTTTAGAAGAGAAAGGAGAAGTAGACAAAGGAACAGCGAAAGAAAAGAGAAATAGATATCAGAAATCGCATCAAGCATTAAAAGGCGATTGGAAAAATAAACTCAGTCCGAATGCTTTAAGTTTAAAAATAAATTGGTAATTATTTAAATAATAGTTTCTATATTATTTTAATAAAATGGAAAACACAAATAACAAAAATTATTATATTGATCAATTCATGAAATTAAAGAATCAAATATTTGATTCATTATATGGTTCAGCTTCAGAAGAATTATTATATAATAATGTACCTATTAAATACGTGATTGAAGCTAAAATTGATATTATTGATTCACTTATTAAAGCTAAAAAAAATAAATACTCAAATGGTAAAATATATAAGCTTGAATGCTTAACAACCGGGATGTGTTACATCGGTTCAACTATTCAGCCATTGAATAAGCGTTTACATGAACATAAAAGTAGATCAAAAAATAAAAGAGAATGTTTATCATATAAAATCATTGATAATAATAATTATAAAATTAGTTTAATAGAAGCATATCCATGCAATTCAAAAAAAGAATTAGAAGCCCGTGAATATTATCACATTAATATCAATGAATGTATTAATAAAAATAAAGGTTTTTTAAGCGATAGTTATGAAAGAAACAAACACAAATATAAATATAAAGAATATCTTGAAAAAAATAAAAAACATATTAATTTAAAAAGACGAGAATATTATGAAGCAAACAAACAAGTAATTAATTTAAAAAAACGAGAGAGATATCAAAAAAATAAAGAAGCATATAAATTAAAAGATAAAGAATATTATCAAAGAAACAAACAAGTAATTAATTTAAAAAAACGAGAATATCGTGAAAAAAATAAAGAAGAAATTAATTTAAAAAAACGAGAATATCGTGAAAAAAATAAAGAAGAAATTAATTTAAAAAAACGAGAGAGATATCAACTTAAAAAACAACTTCTTGGTCAAAATTAATTCTCACGAATTTCTTAGAATCATAGAATAATAATAAAAATGAATTATTTTTCATGTCTTCAATCCTTTCCATCAATCCTAAAAAATTTTCAAATTTATTGTCAAATAATGTTGAATATTCGTCAAATAATGTTTTATAAACACTTACATCTCTGAAATTAAACATGATAATAAGATTACAATTTACGCGTAGAGGTTTACTTATCATTTTAATATGCTGGGATAAAAAGAAGAGATGACAGTAAAACGGTGCGTGACGGTGTTTTAAAGCCATTTTTATAAATTCTTTACCAGCTTTACTATTAGCGCTACTAATCATAGGTGAACTCATAGAGTCATCTATGACTATTGTAGATATTGGCGGATGATCTAAATTGATGTCAATTCTATCTATATAAGATTGAAAATCATCATCATATTTATTTTTATTTAATAATAAATCTATTTGATACTCCCATTCATCTTGTCTATGTTTAATCATAGATAAAACTGATTCAAAATTTTTTAAATTTAATTCATCTACATAAACAAAATTATCAGGATACTTATCTATCATCATTTGAACTTTTCCGTCTTTAGTTGGTGAAATAAAATATACTTTATTATCATCAGATAATAAAACTGATTCGTTTTCTAAAAGATTGATCATTACCGAAGATTTACCAGCACCACGCACACCACCTATTAACCCGAAGTAAAAATTAGATGTCCCGCTGATGTTATATTTAGGAAAGTTATATTTATTATTTACTTTAACTTCTTTATTTTTATAATTATTAACTTTAACTATTTTCATTTATATTATTATAAATTAAGAAATTAATTTATAAATTATATATAATATGTTAAAAGCTCAGGAATTAAATTTACCTAATTTTACTTTAACAAGGGAAAGACGTTTTAGAGCTCCGACTGAAAGATTGAATCAGAATCCACCGGTCTCTTATTTTGAAAAACCAAATTTAAAAACCAATCCAGAAGTCTTTTTAGAACAATTATTAACAAAACAATCAAATAAAAAAATTATAGAAGATGCGAAAGAAGAATTAACTAAATTAAGAAAATTTGTTGAATCAGATACAAAAAATGTAGATGAGCTAAGAAATGTAACAACAGCGGTAGACAGATCAACAATAGAATTAAACAGAGTTCGTCAAGAATTAACGACTCAGATTAGACCCACAATTTTAGATATTAATGCAAAATTAGAAACAATACCCGAGAGAATGGCTTTAGCTCAAGTTATTTCAAGACCATCTCAACAGCCCGAAAGCTTGGAGGAACAATTAATTAGATCATATAGACAACCAGTCCAACAGGCTAGACCAAGATCAACATCATCAGCATCATCAAGAGCATCATCAAGAGCATCATCAACCTCTAGTTCTGGTCAATCTTTTGGATCTGATTTAGCATCTGATGTGAGAGCTTTGCAAGAATCTCAATTTGCATCAGAAAAGAAAACATTAGAAGCGAATGTTTTAAAAAGAATTCAGAAAGAACAACAATTAGAAGCCGTTAAAAAATTAGTAGAAGGTGAAACACTCAAGAAACAACAATTAGAAAAGCAATTTAATATTAGTTTAAAAAAGGGTGAAGCATCAAAAATTCAAACATTTATGAGAGCCGGCGCAACAATTCAAAACGCGATAGATGAAGTAATTAGACAAAGAAGCGCCGCATCTGGAGGCGCGGCGGCTGAAGCTACTCAAGTTGAGCGCGCTAAGTTATCTAAAAAAGAATTAAAAAAATTAAATCTAGATATATAATATATATGGAAAATAATGAAATAAATCTAGAGAAACTATTAGAAGAGTCAAAAGAATGTCCTTCTTTTATTTATGATTTAATAGAATTTTGTTATAAAAATGACCCAGAAAAACTTAAAGAAATAATTAAAAATTGTAAAAATAATTCCGATTTAATTGATGTTTCTGAAATTGATTATAATAAATTAAAAAATATCTAGTTTATAATATATATGAAAAACGGTCAAGTAAAACCCCAAGAAGTTAGAGTAGGTCAAATAATTCCTCAACGACCAAAAACTGGTCAAATTATGGTACCAGTTCAACCTAAACCGAAATTAATGTATTAAAAATAAATATTATAGTTATTTTTGATGTATTAAAAAAAAAAATATATAGTATAATATAATGTCCGAATCTATTCCTCAAGTATTACAATATGGAGTCTCTCAAAGTATGTTTAGAACAAACGAGTTCGCCTGTTATCCTCAAGAAGGTAATCAATCATCTAACGGTCGATATACTGTCAAATTACCCTCTAAATCTATCGTTGATTTATCTTCTTTAAGAGCCGTTTGGGATCTTGCTGTTAGTGTTACACCCGATGCCAACAACTTCACCAACGCATCATGTCCCGCCGCTTGGCAATTATTCAGATCTATTCAATTCGTCGTTGGTGGTTCTTCTGTTTCTGGTCATCAATCTCAACACTATAATCAAATTTATCACGCTTTAGCAAAAGCTACTGGTAATATCGAATGGGTTAATAATCATCTTAATGAAGGTGCATCAGTCATGAGGGGTTCCGCTGTAGGTGAATTTGATAATACTGACGTAGCTAACACCGCCAACCCAACCATCGCAAGCAAAACCGTCAGACTTTCTATGAATGACTTTTTAGGGTTACCCCGTGGAAATGGTGGCGAACTTTATCTAGACACTTCTCTTTTTGGTGATGTTACTATCGTTTTTGAAATAGATAATATTTCATGTTTACATCTCTTTCAAGGTGGTAACGGTAACGTAAATAGCGTTAACTTCACCTTATCCAGTTTTGTCGTTAATGTTAAATGCGTTACTAGTGTTTCTCCTCTATATGTTGAATTATTAGCCATGAAATTAAAATCAAAAACACCTATCCGCATTCCCTTTGAAAATATGATATCAACCCTTCAAAATAACGGAACAACCGCCCGTTTATCTGTTAATACATCTTGTTTAGACAAATTATTAATTGTACCTCATGTTGATGACCCTATGGCAATCGCCGGAATCGCCGATGCTGCGAACACTTTATCTAATAATAAATTTAAATTTAATTCCGGAAGAACTAAAGCTAATTCTGATCAATCCAGATTACAAGTTCGCATTGGTTCCGAATACTATCCTAAACAACAAATTAGAAATTTAATGGATGTTGCCGCCATTACTGAAGATACAATTTCAGGAAGTGCCGCTGATCGTCAAAACTTATTATTCGCCGGCTTAGCCGCTAATGCCATTACTTATACTAGAAATAACTTTTTATCTAATAATTGCATTTTTTACCAAAAATATTGTCTTCAAGAAGGTTGGGCACAAGGTAAAAATCTTACCGGCATTTCTTCCAATGGTTCACAACTTGACATCGTAGCTGAATATCAAAACTTTGGAACTTATCAATTAATGTGCGCTTTCGTTACTTCTCAATTAATTTATGATCCTGAAAGCGGAACCGTATCTGTCGAAAATTAAATTAATATTATAATTATTATAAATTAAAATCTATAATAATTATATATGTCTAACCCTTTACTCGCGTATAATTTAAACACCGCTTATTTGACTGGTTTAAAAAGTCAAAAACAAAAAGAACTTAAAATAGTAAGGACTGAAGAAACAACTAAATTTTATACCGATGGTAGAAGTTATTTAGAATCAGATCTAAAAAAAACTATTGGGGCTAATAATAATATGGAATTATTAAGCAAATACATCAGCGGAACCGTAGAAAATACTAAATATTTTAACTATTATAAACCAGATTCTAAAAAACCTATTTCTTTATTATCTGAATTAACTCAAAATATATCAACCGTTGAAGCATTAGACGCGGAATATTTAAAACAAGATGGATATAGAATTTAATTAAAGTAAATCCGACATAATTTTTCTAAATGTTTTTCCCTTTCTGTTTTCTCTGGTTCTTTTGGTTGAGGCTCGACAAATTTTTTAACATCTTGATGATTATCTTTTTTAATTGGTTGTGTTTCTTCTGTTTCGTTTATAATATTAACAAATTTATTAATTAAATTGGGATTATTTGGTTCCTTATATAATTTAATTTTTAAATAAGGTTTATCTTTTTCAGTTTTTACTTTTTTAGGTATATCAATTGGTTTTGATTTAACTTTCATTTGATCAAATGCTTCTTCTAAATTAACACTTTGATTTTTTACTTTTGGTTTCACATCAGGAACGTCATCAATAGATTTTTCAGTATCTGATGAACTTTCATGATCATTAACTTTTTCTAACTTCTTTGAACTCGTTTTTTTAACTGGTTCGGGTTCGGGTTCGGCTTTTTTTGGTTTACTTGTTTTTTTTTGTGTTGCTTCTTCATTTAATTTCTTTTCTTTTGCTTGTTCCCTACCCTTCTTCAATCTTTCGATTAAGTCTTTCTTTTGTTGTTCAGATAAAACCATTATATATATAATTTACTTAGATATTTTTTAAATATTTTTGTTTTATGCCATTTTATAGCATGTTTTATACATCAAAAAATGAATAAGCCTCTAAATATATCATAAAAATTAATTTTTATGATAATATAGGCAGCTCGTAGAGAAATAGATGTATAAAACATAGACATTTTGAGAATAAAACATTTAAATTTTTTCATAAAACAAAAAATATATAAAAATTTCTAATTCTATATATATATAATGCCTTCTAAAACCGATGTTAAAAACTCTACTCTTAATATCTATGAAAAGAATTTGAATAAGTTAAGCATGGATATCAATAAAAGTGACCCTCCTTCTAATTGCAAATGGTTAGAAGACTTCGATAAAATCATGACTCATATTAATAAGTCTAAGTCTTTACATACTAGAAAAAATAAAATTAATACAGTCGTAATTTATTTACAAGCTACATCATGTAAACAATCAATA